ACGAGTTTGGGTATTTGAAAGGGTTTATGCAGGAAATTCCTGACCAAAAAAGCCAAGGAATGAACTCTAGTCCGATGAGTACTCCTCAAGGTTCAGGAAAGTTTCTACAGCTGGATAAAGAGCAGATTACCCACTTTAGGGTTCATACGTCAGACCCAAACTTTTACCCTTACGGCAAATCTATCTTAGCAGCATCTATCCAAACTTACAAATCTTTAAAGATGATGGAAGATGCAATGCTAATCTACCGCCTTTCAAGAGCGCCGGAACGTCGTATTTTCTATGTTGATGTGGGTAATTTGCCTACAACAAAAGTAGAAACGTTCATCGAGCGCATGAAGCAAAAATTCAAAAAAGAGAAATTTTGGGATGCTTCACAACAGCAAGTTAGTGAGAGATATAACCCACTTTCCACCGATGAAGATTTCTTTGTTCCTACTAGGAATAATAGTGGAACTAAGATTGATACACTTCCCGGAGCACAAAATCTAGGAGAGGTGGACGACGTTAAATACTTTAGGGATAAGCTTTTAGCCTCACTTAAGATTCCTAAAGATTATATTGTCGAGAAAGACCAATCTCCTGAGAGGAAAGCAAACCTCTCCCAGCTAGATGTTAAATTCGCTAGAGCTATTACCCGTCTTCAAAGAGAAATTGAAATCGGAATAGAAACTATGGCGAAGAGGCATTTGGTTCTTAGAAACTTCCCACCATCACTACTCAAAGGACTAGAGATTCGCTTATGTCCTCCATCTGATATGTTTGAAAAACGTAGACTTGAACTAGATGAGCAAAAATTCCGTGTTGTACAAGCAGCTAAGGGATTAGAGCTTTTCTCTAACAGGTGGTTATACGAAACATACTTCTCAATGACTGACGACGAAATCAAAGATATTGAATCAGACAAAGAAGAGGATATGGAAAAACAAAACCAGATGATGGGTGGTATGGAAGGGGGAATGCCCGGAGCGCCTATGCCTGGTGCTCCTATGCCTGGAGGAGGAATTCCAGGTGAAGAAGGTGCAGATGAAGGGCAGGAACCTCCAGAGGAGGAAGAACCGGTATAAAATTCAGTTCTAATATTTTTTAAGACTGGTATATAAAATAGACATTTAACGATGATTTTCGAACACAGAAACTCCAACCTCACAAATCTGCACAAAGTTGCGGATTATTTAAGCCGTTCTCTTCGTGAGAATCTAGAAATCTTTTCAGTGGATACTATTAACTCCGAAATTAAATTTGTTTCGGAATCCGCAAAGATGATTACTTGCAATTACTTGCAGGAAGCTGACAATATTACCCTAGACAAGTTTGCTGTCGAAGATGTTGAGGATATTCTCAATGCAGGCAATGCCGACGCTCAGGTTTCTACAGAAATCAACTCTTTTATCGGGTCCTTGCGGGAAGATAAGTTTGACCGCGCTGATTCTGATTTTAATTCGGTTCTAAGTCTTTTCGAGAAAAGAGCTCAGTTGGACAACGTCCGTTGCCGCTTCGACAAGAAAATGCGTAACTTTGATGGTTGCGCAAAGCTTGAGGAGTCTAAAGAGTGGGGCAAGATGAAAGAGGTTCGTCCTATGCTCGTAAAGCATATTCAAGAGAATATGGAAGAATTGGGCAAAGTGTCTGATATCAAAAATGCTTTGCGTATTGGAAATGCGCTAAGTCTGGCGTTTAACTTACCAAGGAACGATTACGATTCACTGTCTGAATCTAAAACGTTTACCGTAGAACTAGAAGAAAGCAATAAGTCCGTGTACGAGATGATTTGCCAACAAGAGCTAGTTCGCCAAGAGTTGCTAGAGGCAAAAGAGGATTTTAAAAACATTTGGATGAATAATGACTCAATTCAAAAACTTTCATCCTGCATTTATGCAAAGGATGATACGATTAAAGAAAACTTAGTAAATGCCATCCAAGAAGTCCCTTACCTCGCTCTATCCAGCAAGAAAGATTTGAGTGAAGTTCTTACTTCTGTTTTCGAGGTAAACTCAAACAATGTAATTACGAAGAAGGATATTAAGGAGTTCTCAAGCAAAATCTTTGAGTGGAAGAAGCCTGCAAAGGAATACGTTATCGGTCTTCTCGATGAGAAGTACGGAATTAACGTACAAAACCTAAAGTTTGTCCCAACGTTTAGCAATCTAGCAAAAACACAATCAGCACTCTTTGAAGTGTTGTCTATGACTGTCGATTCAGGAATCTTAAAGGATGTTCTTTCAGAAAACTCTAAGTACTTCCGTAAAGTAGGTGGAGTTGATACACTAGACGTCAATGATTTTATCCAGGAAACATTCCAAGAAGCAGGATATCAAGTAGTTAACGAAAACTTAATTATGCAGTACTTGGACATGGGACGATTAAAGCAGGACCTAGCCGGGCTTATGATGGCTATCGGAGGTCTAGCCGCAATGGCTGGTGGTGCTGAAGGTGGTATGGAGCCTGGTCAAGAGGAAATGCCTCCAGGTGAAGAAATGCCTCCAGGTGAAGAAATGCCTCCAGGCGAGGGAGAAGCCCCTGTAGATGATATGCCTCCAGGCGATGAGCCTGCTGTAGACCAAGGTCAACAAATTGGTCAGGGAGAAGAAGAGGAGGGTATGCCTCCTGAAGAAGAAGGTCAAGTCCCTCCGCAAGAAGGCGACCCTAATGCAATGTCTCCCGAAGAAGAGCGAGTTGCTCCTCCTGAGGAAGAAGGTCCTCCTGTAGGCGATGACACTGAACAGCAAGTTCCACCACAAAACGGTGCCCCTAATGGTGCCGGTGGAAAAGGATTTGGGCTTTTCGGAGATTTAGAGAAGCTAATGTCTAGCTTAGGTCTTAACGGTCAGGAAGAGGAAGAAGAAGAAGACGAACAGTTCGAAGCTTAATCCTCTGTGTAGTACCCTTGTTTTAACCACCTTATAAGAAGGCGGGAGTGTTCATTCTTCATATGGTAAAGACTGGTCACCAACGACTCTAGTTCTAAAACTGAGTCTTCAGTGATTTCTTTCTTCTCAATGAACTGAACTAAGGATTCTGCAATGTATTTCATTTCTTCTACGTGTCTTACAGGTAGTTGGTTGATTTTCTTTTCTTTATTTGTTGTATGTTCCATCGACGGTAATGTTAAAGTTTAAATTTTTATAGGCTTTCATGCGAGCCTTTGCGTGTGCTTCTAGGTAAGGACTCTTATCTATAAAATCATAGATGAAGACTTTAGTTTTATTTGAATGTTTTCTTAAAGCTCTTCCTAAAGCTTGAATGGTGGCTATTTCGGACTTTAGCCCTCTGGCATTAATAAGATGGGTTAGCTCTGGAATATCAACACCGGTTTGAAAGATAACAGTACCAATAATAACTACAGGTTCATCAGTCTTTCTAAATTCAGATAAAATCTTATCCCGGTCTACTAAACTATCTTTCCCCTCCAACTTAAAAGCATTTGGGATTAATTCATGTAGAGTTTTTGCGTGTTCGAGATTTTTGGTTAAGACCAATGTTTTATTATTTTTTTTCTTCAAAGAATTTGCTATTTTTGCGATAATCTCATTTCTTATGACGTTCTTAATAATATCATCTTCATAGATTTCCATATAGGACTTATCAAGCTTATCCGTCCAATCCTCTTTAGGCAAATCAACCATACGAATCTCTGGAGGAGTAAGAAACCCTTCCTCAATCAAATCTTCAGCTGTAGCTTCTTCAATAATTTCCCCTAAGTAAGAAACGAGGTTTAGTTTGGCGAATTTCTCGGAAGGTGGAGTCGCAGTCATACCTATACGAATTCTAGCTTTAGGGAAGCTCTTAATCACCTTACCGCTAAGTTTACCTTTAGCAAACTCATGAATTTCATCAAAAATGATAAAATCTGAGGTCTTTAGGTGAGAATCTAACACTTTGTCTACAGACTGTATAGTGCATAAAGTAATAGGCTTAATGTCGACACCATCCCCGAAAGCAACTCCCACGTCTATACCATGCTCTTGTAAAAATTGGTACGTCTGGTGCAATAACTGCTTTTTGGTGAAGAATATCAATCCTGTTAGGTTTTCGCACGCTTTAAGTATAGACGCTAACACGATAGTCTTTCCAGAACCTGTTGGAGCTTTAATAATACACCCTTTTAAATCCAAAGCACTCAACACCAACTCTTCTTGATACCCACGAAGATTTATCGATGGAATACCGTAACTCTTTAAATCTAAAGGAGTTCGGCTGTCTATTATCTCGTATTCACGGTCAATATAATCTAAATCTTTACAGACGCTATATAACAAGCCGCTTCCGAACTTTCCGGACTTTGGGCTGAAGAATTCTTTTTCCCCTCTCCAATGACCTCTTTTGTAAGCTGCCACATACTGATAGCCGGGAACCTTACAAGAATATTTCTTTCCCAGGGCTTTTAACAAGGCTTTATCATCAGTTTTTAAAACTGCGGAAATATTATTAACAATTAGTTGTAGCATGACTCTAATACGTTAAAGTCTTTTTTTATACATTATGACCGAAGAAAAATCAATTATTGACCTCGCACAAGGGAGGGGACCACAAGCTCCTGAAGGTGCACCTAGTTCCGAAGAGAACACTATGCGTCCGCACGAAAGAGCGGAAAACCATAAAGGAGATAAGACTAGAGAGATGTCTAATATCCTAAACTCTCTGTTGGAGAATGTACAGGATGCCGGAAAGTACATCGACGTGGAGTTACCGTCTCGAGGTCTAGTTCAACTTAGACCTTTTAACTACGAAGACGAAAAGGTTTTAAGGTCCGTTAAAAAAGGACAAAACGCACAAAACGTACTGACAAATCTTATAGGGCGCTGCGTAAAGGATTTAGATGTAAATGAGTTAGGCACTGGAGATTTTACTTTTCTTTTGTTTAAGCTTCGAGAGCTTTCGTACGGGGATAATTACAAAATCACAGTTGAATGTGAAGACTGCGGCGAAAAGAATGAGTTGGAAGTACAGCTTAGTAAACTAAATGTTAATTATGCAGATGAAAATTACAGTAAGCCAATAAAGGTTCTTCTACCCGATTCAAAAAAGACTGCCACACTAAGGCGACCGAAAATTAAGGACGCTGCTAGTATGGATGACCTTGAAAAGTTGATGAATAATCTTTGGAGGTTCGTGACCGATATTGAAGGTCATAGTGACCGAATGCTAATCCAAAACTTTATCAAGAAAACAACGGTTAGAGACGTTGCGACAGTTAGAGAGGCTCTCCTCTCCGAAGAAGTTGGGCTCGACACGGCAGTACGGTTTTTGTGTAGAGCATGTGAATCCGACACCTCTGTAGCACTGCCTATGACTGCCGATTTTTTTACAGTGAGCTGAGTTCTCTATTAGAGGATGAGGCTTTTTTCAAGATTGCGTACGGTCTAATAAAACACTGTGGTTTCTCGTATAGTGACGTATTACTCCTAACAGGAGACGAAAGGAGACAGTTTTTAGAGCTTAGACAGAAAGAGGCGGAAATAGAAGAAGAAGAATACACAAAGATTGACAAGCCATGATAGATATATAAACTAGACCATGGCTAAGTTAAACAGTATTACCGTTGTACCAAGGCATAACAGACCCGGTACATTAACCAAAAACCTTCTAGAGCTCCAATTTATGATTAATGGAGTTTACACTAATCCCTATGAGGTTTGCTCAGTTCATATTGTAAAAAACGCGTCGGCTGATTCTCCGGACCCATACTTAGTAAGAGATTCCAGCTCTACGCGCTACGGTCTTTTGAACGATTCCACTGTCAATACGTCTGCGGATATGATTTTTACGGCGTCTGGAACCCTCGGTCCCGCTGTACAGGCTCCTGGCAATGCTGCCTTTAACACTTCCCACTACGACGGAACAGCCAGGGAGTCTAGTGGAATCTTTAGAACTGGTACAGGTAAATTCGCGGTAGCCTTGCAACCAGGAGCGTCTTATTGGGCAGCTTCTGCGACATATAATCCGGCTAGTTTGTCTAATAGTGCCACGAACACCGCTTCCTCCACTGGAAAGTATTTCGATATTTGGACCATTGTAGATGTTGAGGGTGCTGACCCGGCGACTTATATTAATTCTTTCGAATTAAAGCGTGATAATGTAGTAACGACAACGGAGCCATTAACGTTTAGCACGTCCCACAAGCTAAAGCAAAAATATGTAGAACTAAGCTCCGTTATTCAGCTGGAAATGAGTACGGACCACGTAGTCCATAACAGGAATATTTCGAATGAGATTAAAAATCTCTTTACAGACTCAATTATTACGGATGCGGGTCTAGAAATTACCAAAGTTACCGAAGACGGAAGGTTTACAGTAAGCTCAGTGCACGACACTTCATCTGATGTTAATATAAACTCTGCAGATACTATTCTCTACTTATGGAATACCGCAGACCTATCCTCTTTCAATGATACTTACGGGTTTGGAGGTCAGAGAGGTGTGTACGAGATTCGCGCGAGATATACCGTTATTAACGAGACCCGCTACTCAGATAGGTTTAAGCTAGTAGTGAGGTAACTTTAAAATCAAAATCCATCTTTTTATACCCTGAATCAACCCACTTGATTAAGGCGGAAGACCCTTCCGAAACTAAAAAGTCGTTCCAATCCTTAAACTTTTGAGGGGGTCTTAACGAGGAGAAGTCTGGCATATTCTTAGCTAATCTAAGCTCATTAGCTTTTTCTACACCCTTCTCGCCGGCGAAATCATTATCGTACGACATGATGATATTCCTCCCTTTAAGTTTTTCTAATTGGGCGGATGACATGTGACTGCCCTGTGTACAAGTAGCGTTGTAACCATTGACCTGTAAGGTAATTGCGTCTAACGGTCCTTCTGTAACAATAACATAAGGCATCTCTTCTACGAAGGGGAAAAGGATATCAGAAGACTTTACACCACACTCTACTGAAGTAGGGTTAAGGTATTTCATACCGTATGGAGACATACTCCTAGCTTGGAAGTAGTAAGAGAGACCATTTTCAACATAAGGTATAACCAGCCTGTTTTTGTACTTTCCACTCTCAGCAAAATAGAATTTAAACTTTTCAAGCTTCCTGGAACGAATAAAATTTATTGCTGCACGTTCTGGAATATTAGCAATTTTATCAAAATGAGATATGTTTATTTTTTTGAAATTTTTAAACTCTTCATCAACCGTAGGGTCTGAGATAGATTTTTGTCCTGTACTTACCGTGGCTTCTAAGAATAAGTTTTCTGGTTCATCTAAGAGTTTTGCCCTTAGAAGTTTTACAGCGACGTCATGGCGAACACCCTCAACTTGAGCAACCAAATGAATGAAATTTCCTGTTCTGGAGGATTTAAAATCTTGCCAAAGACCTGTCTCCATATTTACCGACATATGTTTTTTTGTATCAGCGGCATAAATAGAGTCTATAAGGAATTCGTCACCTGCCACCTTATAATCGGTGAACTTTTCGACGAGATAGTCTTTAATGATTTTAGGAGATAAATTCATGTATATTAAAAAAGTAAGTCCAAGTAAATTGAAATCGTACGATGAGTGCAAGAAAAAATATAAATTTCGCTATGTCGACCATTTAAGAAAAACCTATAATAATAATTCGAACACTGATGCTCTTCATTTCGGCTCGTATGTCCACAGAATTTTGGAACTTGGTGTCGAAGCGAAAAGCGTAGAGGAACTCGAGAAAATCGCA